AATCATCATTCTCTACAGGAACATCCTTTTGACTAACCATACCTGTCAGATTAATCTGATTATAGAATTTAGCTTTTGCTGTCATTGAATCTGCACGATAAGTAGATAATTCTTTCATTGTTTCAGGAAGATCTAATGTAACTAGAGATTCAAATTCACGGTCAGTAGAGTTGCCATTCTTATCAGTATCTATAAGAAGGCCTGTTCTATAATCACGTTTAGAAATATTTACAGAATATCCAGTTTTCTTTTGAACCATCTGTTTTAATCTCTTAAGAGTCATATAGACAACCAATACAGGTTGAGATTTTACAGGTTTCCCTTCTTTGTTTCTATTAATAAAAGGCATACTAACCTTTTCTTCAATAGGAACTTTTATAAAGTGTAAAGCATCCATAATCTGATCTATAGTAGGATCATTATCAAATACTTTAGATTGAAATTTAAGAGGGAAGTCTTGATTAAAGAAGTCTTTAAATTGAGCATCACTCATTTTAGCAAATTTCGCTTTATAATATTCTGTATTCTGTCCAGTCTTGTCTACAATATCAAATACTTTATATATTCGCTCTTCTACTTTTTTTCTAGCTTCTTTGATATTCATAATTATCCCTTCTTAGGTTTGTTTATACCAAGTAAAGCTTGAAATGCTTGATTTATCATTGCTGTGCTTCCATGAGCTTCTATTGTCTTATCATTTATAATTTCACCCAGATTTAATTTTTCCAGGTTTCTATTATAGAATTTGAACATTCTATCAGCAACTGTATCTTCATCTGCAACTGTTTCAAATTTATCGAGTTGTTCTTTACAACCTTCTAATTGAGCTTGCATTTCTTTCTTCATTTTAGGATTGATTTCTTTGGATTCTTTCAATTCCAATTCCATCTGTTCTACTTGATATCTAACTCTAGCAATATCTGTAGGATGAACGTCTCCCATAGTCCAGAATTTATAATTGATATCATACAGTATCTTTCCAAGACCAACGACAATATTGAATACAGGAACCTGTTTCAATGTTTTCGTAATGGGTGCTTCTGTATTCCCTAGTTTATTAAAGGCAGAGCTTAATTCTGCACCATAACCATACATTCCAGCAAATTGATCGGCAAATTTTTCATCTACCAATCCATACTTAGTACCTTTATACATAATAAGTTTTGAGAATGTATGACCAATTTCATGAAGAAGGAAAGACATAAGTTCAGGAATGGTAATAGCACTTCCAAAAACTGCACCAAGATTTAAACAAATCAAAATATTAAGAGGGAACTTTTTCTTATCAATCTTACAACCACGTTCAGTCATAATTACATAATTTTTAAAATTCTTTACATCATGTGCAGTATCATTAAAGTCATAAGCTTTCCCTGTTTTACGGTCTAGAATAAAAGGAATAGTATATGCATTTAATGTAGGATCAGGATTGATGGTTAAGATTACTCCATTAAACCCAAATGTATTTTCAATACATTGTTCAATATCTCTCAGTGTCTTATCTTTACTAAGTTTTATATAAGAATTAAAAGATTTCAAGGGCTTATCTTTTGCATATTTAGTTTTAAATTTTATAAAAAGATCTTCTATTTTGAGTACATCGTTTGTTTTCCCAAAATAAACTTCATTTAAAGATATCATTATATATCATACTCCTATTTATTTGAATTGATTATAGTAAATGCAAAATATTTAGCAATTGCTTTATGATAAGAAAGTTTAGTTGCTATACGGTGTTTACGTTTTCTATATTGAACAGAGTTATCATCCAATAACTCTTCCATTATATCTTTAATCCTATTCAAACTAGGATCTTTAGTATTGGGTTTTGGTTGAATAGTAAACTTTAAGAATGCTACTGTAGCAATATCTTTATTATTAGCTTGTACAAGATATGTAGCAATATATAAGGTTATAAGTTCCTTTATCTTATCCAGATTTTCAGGATTGTTTAAAATAGTTTCCATCAAAGCAGATAATTCTTGAACTCCAACGTTTCCATCTACACACATAGTACAAGTTCTATAATCTATCTTAGTAGTATTCAAAGTATTCATTGTATTTTCTACATATTGTTGCAATTTAAATGAATCATTTGTAGAAAGATTGAAAGTTGAATCTCCAGATCCTTCATCAGGTAATTGATCTTTTTCATATAAGATACCGTCTTTGTTCTTATATGCTTCATAATATAAAGAAGCAATATTTTTCATAAAAGATTTAATACGATTGAATAGCTGTTCGTTTACATATACAGTATCTTCATCATCAAAAGATTTAAACATCTTTTCATAAGAAGCAATCCAAGTGTTATTTATAGATTTAATAGCACCTAGTACACTCCCCTTAGATTTAAGATCGAACTTTTGAGAAAGCATATGATTTACAACGTATTCCATTATGTACCTATATTTAGATGGAGCTACTACTTTAAAGAATTCATAATGGATAATAGGATAGAACTTGGCTGAGAAAGCAAGATATATCATAGCCAACTCTAAATTTGTTTTATCTTTCTTTAAGCAAAAATATCTTACAATACAAAGTGCTACAATAGTGACACTATCTTTAGCAGAAGCAGGTTTGAAATGAGCATGATTTGCATAATATGTATTTCCAATACCAGCTTTAATTTGAACCTCGGTTATTTTAAGAGCTTTGAATAATTCTTGCTTATCTTCATCTCTATAATAAATTCTATCTGCAGGAACCGTATCAAATAAATATTGCGATCGTTTTGAAATAAAATTAGACAAACATCTTTTCCAAGAAATAAGATTTTTCTTTAGGCTATCCTCAATGATAGGATAAACCTCTTTAAGAATGGCAGATGTGTTAAAATTCTTCTTTTTTGGCATTGTAGGATAAACCTCCTATCAGATTATATGAATGTCTTAAAGTAAAAAAATATGGGGTTTACAAAAAAAAAAGAATGAACCCCATGGATGGGGAATGGAGGCTGTTATAATACCTTGTAAGTAGTAACAGAATCCATGAGGTTCAAACCTGGAAAGGAAGTGGTAAGGAGTGAGATTGATTGTTTGTAGTGTTTTGAGCTTTGTTTGTGAGTGTCGTCCCATGGAATAATCAGGAAGATTAAACTTTATACCTATTACCAGAGGGGTTGTTTAACCTATATGCATATAGCATATTGACTATTCTATATTTTGTTTTAATGGTTGTCGAAGCCACTAAAACCAGTATTAAAGTTTTGAAAGAGGAGATTAGATTCTTTCATTTGAAACTTTTGTACACTCCTTACCACATTAATAATATATAACCAAAAAAATAATTAGGTATGAGAGGAATTCTCTCATACCTATTATACTATGATATATGAACTCTATTTGTAATATTGAATAGTTTTGTACCGCATCCTACTGTACTTCCTTCAGGAATATCAGAAACTTTGATTTCATCTTCTTTTCTTCCCTGAATAGAATGCAATACATTATCACTCCTTAGAGGAGATATAAAGATAATACTATCATCTTTCTTAAGCTTGATAATTCTATCTCCTGCTTTTCCTCTATTAGATCTCTTAACAATATCAAGAGATATTTTATTTACATATCCGTTCTTGGTAACAACAACAATATCTGTCATATTAGGCAATACAAAACTCATACCATCTATAACACTTGCTGCTGTCGATACTCTATTACCCTTAGTAGATCTTTTAAGATAAGGAATTTCTTTAGGATGGATTCTAAGAACTTTAGTCCCTGCATATACAAGAATATCCATCTTTTCAGGACCTACTAAGATTCCTTGTACATAATCATTTTCATCTAATTTACTATAGATGATACCAGAAGGAGGAGCAGTTAATACATCTGTAATATCAATCTTTTTGATATATCCTTTTCTACTAACCACAAATAGATAGCTATGTGTTTTAGATTCTACCATCTTATTTAAAGTAGATTCAGGAATAGCACAAGCTATATCAGGAGTAAGATACTTGTTCAATAAACGAATATCATTTCCATTTGAATTCTTGTCTGATAAAGGTATTTTATGTACAGGAAGTTTAAACACTTTCCCTAAAGAAGAGAATAATACGACATCTTCATCATTCTCAGCTTTTGTAATAAATTTAATTTCATCTTTATTAAGGGCTGTAATATTTTCATTTTCCCCGATCTTCTTTACATACCCTTTCTTTGTGAAAATAAGTCTAAATGTACCAGGAGCTATACCCGAAGCTTCTGATTTAGAGATAAGATGACACATGCGTTTGTTGTTATACTTTCTTTTGATTTCTAACATTTCATCAATAATAACATGGTCTATCTTTTCAGGATGGATAAGAATATCCATAATTTCTTTTACTTTAGCTTCTAACTCTTTTAGTTCTTTTTCATATTTAATCCGATAACCTTCTGTAAGCTTCCCTAGATCATATTCTAATAATGATTTAGCTTGAAGATTTGTAATCTTTAATTGGCTGGATGTATAATCTATCAGTTCTTGTCTATCTGTAGTCTTTTGTTTACGAATCATATTGATTACATTATCAAGCTCTTTCTTATGAGATAATACATACAACAAGAACTTTCTTTCATGGATAGAGGTTTTATACTTCTGAAGTATAGAGTTGAACTTTCTAGCAACGCTTGTTCTTCTAAAGTTAATGAAATTCAACAAATATTCTCTATAGTTCATATAACAAAGTTTATTGTCTTTGATTACAATGATTCTAACCTGTCTAGTTTGTCTAATACTCGTATTAGCATATAAGAACTCTTTGGCATAATTAGGATCAATATTGTCCTTAAGTTTGATTACTTCTTCAAATATAATTTCTCCAGTTTTCTTATCTCTAGTTGTTCTAGATACATGATCTTGAATAAAAGGAGCAGCTCCTGAAGTTACTAATTTTACAATGGATTTATAAACTGAATCAAAGTATACAAAATCAGGAAGTGATCTTATAAACAATGCAGGTTTCTTATCATAAGTGCCTGTTTCTATAATACCCTGAGATATATAGGTTCCATTGCCTGTTTCATTGATTGTTTTCCAGTCTGTATCAATAATTTCACAAGGCATACATTCATCAGGAATCAAACAGAACTTATGATTAGGATTCTTAATAAGTCCTATAGTAGCGTCTATTACTTCACCAAGATTATGAGAAGGAATAGAAGTTTTTACACCTACAGCAATACCAACCTGTCCTAATACTAGTAATGCAGGAATTCGTGCAGGTAAATATAGCGGTTCTTTACAACGTTTATCATAATTATCTACCCAGTCTGTAGAATTAGGATCTTCATAGATATCTTTGATAAATACATCGGTTGCAAATTTACTAATTTTACATTCAGTATATCTAGGTGCTGCTGCTTGATTATTTGCTTTGCTTCCCCAAGAACCAGATCCTTCCATAGTAGGATATTTGGTTGCAAAGTCAT